AACAGTATCAGACAACAACTTCACCACATCAGTAATGCAAGGCTTGCTATTAGCAATGCCTCGTAAGTACCGTGCACTTAAGAGCAATCTTAAGTTCTACGCAGGTACTGATGCTTTTGCTGGTATCGTTCGTAACAACGGTACATTAGCAGATGCTATCTCAGCAGCGTTCTCTGATCGCACTGGTAGCACACAAGCAAACCGTCAAGATTACATGGACGGTGCTGCACAGACATTTGGTAATGCACGTACAACTCGTGTACTAGGTGTAGATGTATTAGAGGTTCCTTACTACCCTGCAGGTTATGTCGATTTGACATTCCCAGCAAACCGTGTATGGGGTTTCCAAAGAGACATCACTGTAAACCGTGAATACAAGCCAAAGAAAGACACAATTGAATACACAGTATTCGTACGATTTGGTCTTGCTTGGGAAGAACTAGATGCAGTCGCATATGTTGACTCAGATAGTGCTGATTCCTAAAATATAGTCATCACGTACTAGGGAGGACGGCATAATAACCGTCCTCCTTATTGTTATTCTAGTGGTATAATTACAAGTGAACATGGGAGAATTATGAATTTAACAATGGATGAATTAAAAGATAAGACCGTAATGGCACTTAAGGCATATGCAAAGAAAAATAGTATAGAGTTGTTTGAATCAAATACAAAACTTGAAATTTTAGAAATTTTGGCTAGTTGGATTCCGCCAGAAACAACAGAGGAAACCGTAGAAGAAGCAGATAAGGCTAAAAATCTAACAAACAAGGTAGCATTGTATTCAGATAGAAATATTCATATGGAAAATTTGGGTGCATTAAAGGTGGGATATAACATAGTTTCAAAGGAAGCATCGGAAAAGTGGCTCACTCACAGGCTAGTACGTATAGCACAGCCTGAAGAAGTAGCAGCATATTACGATAAATAAAAATGCAGATATTACGTCTTCCCCCATACCCGCTTTCTGTAACCTATACAGTTCCAGATGCCAATGCCAAGTATGTTATTGTAATTGAAAACGTTGCAGAGCAGTCAGAGGTTGTTGCCTATAGAACTTCAAACGCTAGCAAAACTGTTAGTTATATTCTAGACGATGATTTTATTAAATACGATAGATCATATGCTTTAACAATTTATGAAGACTTAGAAGAAAGCGGTATTGTCGTAGCAGATCGTGGCGACATAGTTGTAGAAGATAATTTAGAAATATTAAGACCATATGTAAACCCAACAGAACTTGCCACATCTGGCACTGCTACAGACATAGCATTATACAAGGGTTATGAAAATTTGGCAAGATCAATGATTGACAGTATTGTTGGTGGATTTTACTATAATAGAACTTTTTTAGAGGTTGTTGGTCAAGGAAATGATTATCTACCACTCTGGAAAAAAACACACAAACTTTTAAAGGTATACGAAAATGCACTACTTGTATATGATGTAGATGCTGAAGATGGACCAACTGTAGGAGATTATACATTTTTAATTACCAAAGACAAAACAGCAATTACAAAAGATCCAGTTGAAACTGTTGGTGCTGTAAATCGTGCAGAAAGACGATATGCTCGTATACCAGTAGGATCTTCTGACTCTTTAAGTTTATTTGATACAGAGGATAGTGGAAACACTCAAACCATAGTTCCTGGCGTAGCATTTCCAGAAGGAACAGATTACATTGTTTTAGCAGAAACAGGATACAAGGTTGTTCCTTATGACATTCAAGATGCAACATTAATGTTAATTGATGACATTAAGTGTGGTAGGTTAGACTATTATAAGAGATATGTCAAAAACTATAGTACAGATCAATTTAAAATTGAATACGACAAGCGCTTAATAGACGGTACTGGAAATATTTTAGTAGATAAAATTTTAGATAAATATAGAGAAAATATTATACGGCCAGGAGTTTTATAATGGCAATCTGTGAAACAACAGACTTTTTATACCCAATGAAGGCTGATATTTATCATCCCCTAATAAAACAAACTCAGTATGGACAAGCAACAAAAGACTGGATCTATGACAGAACTATAGTTTGTAATGCAACTTCAGTAGGCGGTGCTGGGACAGAAGATCTTAAGCCAGAAACATTTTTACAATATGAAAACAAACTTATTGCCAGAGTTAAAGCAGACCCTAGAACATCTTCAACTAGTGCAGACAATGCAATTAGCAATATTTTAATAACAAACATTCGTCTTGAAGATGATACTTTATTGTATAAAGAAACGGCAGGTCCAAGGTCTGGTCGTGGAACAATTTACGAAGTTGCGACGGTAGAACCATTTACTGGACCTTTTCAATCAATAGAATACTACAAAGTGGTATTACGTAGAACAGAAAATCAGACTGTAGGCGACTAGTGATAGTCAGGACAAATACTCAAAGTTTTAATAAAGAAATGAATAACATCGTTCAGTATGCGCTTGGTTTCTTAGATGGAGTACAAAAAGGTAAAAAAATATTTTTAAATAATCTTGGACAAGCAACCATACAGGCTATGGCTCAATATGTTGATGTCTCTGCAAGGGGCAATCAGTCAGCACTGCATCATGTCTATGAATGGTCTCAAACAGGGAGTCCTAGTGCAAGATTATTTGATATAGATTATACCGTTAGTAATCTTGGCTTAAGTTTTAATTCTACTTTTAGACAATCAAGAAGTGTTAAACAAGATTCACATACTCCATTTTATAACAAAGCAAAAATTATGGAAGAAGGAATTCCAGTTACACTTAAACCTAAAAGATCTTCTGTCCTTGTATTTACTGAAGATGGAGAAACCGTTTTTACTAAAAATCCTATAGTGATTAGAAATCCTGGAGGAGATAGGGTGCAGGGTTCATTTGAAAGAGCAATGGATGAGTTTATTCTTAGATATTTTAAACAATCATTTTTACGTGCCAGCGGGATATACGATTATATTAATAAGCCAACCGTATTTAAGAAAAATATTAAGTCTGGATCTAAAGTTGGTAAATCAAAGGGAGTAGAGACTGGGTTTAAGTGGATTGCTAACGCAAAGGTTGGTGTAGAATAGTATTATGACATTAAAAGTATCTGAGCAGACTGGCTTTCCGCCAACTTTTTTAAACGCTTATATTAATAGCGAACTTCAAGCATTTGATTTAATGCCAACAGGTCCTAATCCATTTCAACCATTTTTCCCTGCACAAAGTCCTATGAATATAGAAGATGTTTACAACGATAGCCTTTACATTAAAAACAACCCTGATGGGGTAGTTATAACGTTTGATAGGCTTATTAGGTTTAGACCTACTCCATTTTATAGACACAAGAGAGAGCAGTTAATATATTTTATCTATGGCCCCAACCTTTCAAAGTTGTTTGATACAACAAGGGTAATTATTGAATGTCTAGATAGAGAAGACGCAGCAGCAGAAGACTTAAATCGCTGGGTATCAACAAACAACATAGTAGATGAAAATGATGAAATTATAACTCCCAATGTATTTTTTCATAATATCAGGGTATATCAGGCAGACGAAGCACGGGATATAGCAGAGTTAGCATCAGCCAGAACCCTATTTTTAAATAAACTAGTTATAGAGTACGACTATCACACAACAGATGCAGTGTCTCAAAGATATACATAAAAAGGCTTTATAATTAGTACTGAGGAAACAACGCCATACAACTTAATATCCATTATAAAGAAATGAGGTAAAACTTATGCCATATAGCCGTGGTACGTCAAATAACGTTATTGTAGGTGCAGCAGCACTTTTCATCAATGATACAACCTTGACTCCATCAACTTTAGCGTCATTAGCAGTTATTGACTCAAGTGAGTCTTACAAAGACACACTGACAGCAGCCGCTACTTATACAAACGTTGGTTACACAATGAACGGTCTTGAATTACAGTTCCAACCAGACTTCGGTGAAGTTCAGGTAGATCAAATTCTTGACGTTGCAAGACTATACAAGCAAGGTATGCAGGTAAATCTTGCTACCGCTTTTGCTGAAGCAACCCTAGAAAACTTGCTTGTAGCATTAGCATACTCTGACAGTAAACTTACAGGAAACAAAAACGCATCTACAGGTCAAACACTTAATTTAAGTGCAGGAGACATTGGAGATGTTCCAGTAGAACGAGGAATCGTTGCCGTTGGTCCAGGATCTGGAGATCCAGCAACATTTGAAGACAAAGAACGCATCTATGCAGCATATCGTGCTCTATCAATTGAGAACGTAACTGTGTCAGCAAAGCGTGATGAGCCTTCAATGTTTGAAGTTTCATTCCGTCTTCTTCCTGAAGATACATCAGGTTCATACGGTAAGATCATTGATCGTACTTTTGGACAATCATAATCTAAATTTAGATTAACCTAAGACCCACCTTTAATTAGGTGGGTTTTTTGTTGTTCAGGGTAGTTTATGGTAAAATGGAAGTTCTATGGCTACTACTATATATAATGCTCAAACCGTGTATTTATTTGATGGAACAGAATTAGAGATAATACCATTAAAGATTAAGTACTTGCGTGAATTTATGGATGTTTTTGAAAATATTAAAGAAACTAAAAACGATGACGAAGCAATAGCCGTATTGGTAGAATGTGTGCGGGTATGCATGAAACAATATTATCCACAAATATCTAACACGCCAGAACAAGTTGAAGACAATATAGATATGCCAACTATATATAAAATCTTAGATACATCTGCTGGTATTCGTATTAATAAAAAATCTCAGGAACCAGTTAAAGATCAAGCCCTTGACAGCGGTCAAACTTGGGAAAGCCTAGATCTTGCAAAGTTAGAATCTGAGG